ATATTTAACGTTGTATTTTGGGTAAGAGTTGTGACTCGTAGTCACTGACTGGTAGTTATCTAAATGTTCCTTTATGAAGTGGAGTTGGTTATACATGTATATATAATCACCTGTAATGCGTTGTATGGTTTGTCCTCCTATGAGTAAATCCATATATTTTATGATTTTAGTTGGAATGGATGTATCCCATCGTATTTGTTCTATTTTATTTACTAAAGTTGGTAACACGACGTGATTGTAAAGTGGTTGATCAAGAGTATTACGGAGATTCCGTCCTTCAAAATAAATATATTGATTATCAGGGTAATCAGTTTTATGTACATACACATCGGTTCGAATGATATCAAATTCAGTGACAGTCATATTTGCCCAGTTTGTTGCACGCATCTGCATAATATAATACCCACTGATTGGATGTGGCACGCTAGTAAATCTATATGTGACACCCTGTGTAAGTTTTAAAGCGGTTAATGGCGTTAAGTTGTTTTGGTCATCTACTACGAACCAAATGGTTACACGATATTGATTTGAATATGGAACTGCATTTACTTCTGGGTATCTAATTTTACCTGGTATTGGACTTCCGTCCGTAACGGGAGGTAACGTATATTGTTGTGATCCAGGTCCCCATGGTGATGATTTCGTAAATACCGTCTCGGGTGGGTATGTTGGGTACCACGGGTAATAATAATATGCACCGTATTGGTCATTAAAGCTAGCCAAAGCAAATGTACCAGCAGTTATATTAATATTTACAGTTGGTCCCGATATATCTGGTGGTCTAAGATCAACATTTAGTGTGAGACCTCGTATGAGATCACCCGCGTCACTTGGAATTTGGCATGTCATCTCATTGCCAAACTCTTCAAATTTTTCAAATGGAAATTCAACCTTTTCAAAAGCGAATTTAGTATGTCTCCTAAAACGTGTTAAAAAGTGAGAATAACTTGGATTTTCTGTGAGCCATCTGTCCTGGATACCCCTGGTTGCGAGTGTCAAACGACCCGACATTCCTATTATTTGTGAGTAAAATTTTGTGAAATAAAACGATACAGTATTTTAGAATGAACATTCAGTTGCGAAAATTCAATCCGGCTAAAATGGACGATGACAGAATATGCGTCTTTATCGGGAAGCGCAACACAGGTAAATCAACACTGGTCAAAGACATCATGTACTATAAGAAACATATACCAGCTGGTATAGTTCTCTCTGGAACAGAAGAAGGAAATCACTTCTATGGAAATTTCATACCAGATGTTTGTGTCTATGGTGATTATGACGGAGAGGCAGTCGACCGTGTTTTATCCAGGCAGAGAAAACTTGTCGGTACAAAAGGAAAAAACAAAACAAATGGAGCCTTCATGCTTTTAGATGACTGTATGTATGATTCCAAGTTTTTGAAAGAGACCAGGATACGTCAATGTTTTATGAATGGTCGTCACTTTAACATATTCTTTATGTTGACTATGCAATACGTAATGGACCTACCACCCGCATTACGTGCCAATGTTGACTATGTATTTATACTCAGGGAAAACATCATACAAAATAGAGAAAAGCTCTATAAGTCATTTTTTGGTATCTTTCCTTCGTTTGATATGTTTTGTAAAGTAATGGATGCGTGTACTGAAAACTACGAGTGTCTCGTATTAGATAACACAGTTAAATCAAATAAAATACAGGACTGTGTGTTTTGGTACAAGGCTACCATACGTAATGGATTCAGAGTAGGGAGTCCTCAGTTATGGAGTATGCACAAAAAAACGTATAATCCAAAATATTTGGAACAGCAGGAGGCCGACGCAAAGGCGGCGACCAAAAAAACACGTCTCACAGTTACGAAACGAAAGTCATGATGCGTCACTCAACGATTTCAAAAAAGTGAGCTTACATTAAATGTCTACCGACGTGCGGACGTTGAATTTATCGGATAACGACGATGGTATGGTCCCCCTGACCACATCTTTTGTTGAACAAAATCAACACGAAAAAAATGTGAGTCAAAATAAAGAAATGACCATGGATTCCACCCCCATCTCCGATATCATGGGTCAGCCAGAAATGCCACTCGAACCACCCATGATGGAATCTGATCCTCGTATTCAACAACAGCCCATGATGATGCAACAGCCCATGGTAATGTCTCCACCACCACAGCAACAGCAACAGCAAATTGTCACTCAAACGAAGAACCCATTCAACCTTACTGACGAACAGATGCAGGTTTTGATCGTATCGATCTGTACTGCGGCCGCCATTAGTAAGCCTGTGCAGGAGAAACTTGCGATCTATGTTCCACAGTTCTTAAATGAACAGGGACAAAGAAGCATGGTTGGTCTCGCGGCGACTGGCGCCGTGGCTGCTGGCATTTTTTATGTTATTAAGCGATATGCTTAATAACTCACGCGATACACGTAACGAGCGCCTTCATTGAATATGTTGGCACCAATCAAACCGCCAATAAACGCGGGTATCAAAAGCGCCAAAGATTTTCCGGTGCTTCTGATATCTTTGCCGAACGATCGAAGATCCTGTTTGACTTTACCCATGGAACTTATGAAAATAGACGCGATGGCGTACGCGATACCACACGCCAACACAATAAACTTGTGATCAACACCAAATTTGCTAAGATCGAGACGTTTGTAACCACCTCTGGCGAGCAAGTTCAACGTGAGTGGTATCAACACGAGTATAAGCGCACTCACAATCCATGGCTTCGATTCATCGCTCGTCTTCTCTGCTAATACTGGACTCAACATTATCATGAGACTCGAAATCCACATGAATATGAAAGTAAAGAGTTGTGTATTCATTTACAATAGGTATACATTATTTATCCTGAATGTATTTACCACAAAATTTTTGTCTGTCTGGTATTTCTTGGTAAATCCCTATAGCAACGCACATCGATTTGAGTTTATCATATTTGTCCCAATAATCTGGGCTGTGTGCATACTCGTCGACGCACCCGTGTGCGAGTTCGTGGATTAACACATGCATGATTTCGTTTGGTTCTCCGTCTATACACAGGCCTATTTCATGACCCTTGTTCACATTGTATCCCACACTCCCCTGTTGCGCTCTATGATGGGCCGTGATTGGAACTTGTTTCACCAAATGCGAGAACTCTTCGTTACCAGACGTGCGTATGTGTTCCCTGAGAATCGCGTATCGCTCCTTAACGATACGCAATTTTTCTGGTTCGGTTATGTTTAGTAGTATCAATGTGTTTATAATTATTAAAAGAACTACTAGTATCATCTCTTATATACAAAGATAAATTTAGAGTATAGTTCAGATATAGGATTCCCAGACATGGGTTCCCATGAATTGAGCCTAAATCCTAATTTTTCTAAACGCGTGACTAACAGATCTCTATGTGCTATTGGCTCCGACTTTGCGCCGTCTTGGTAATACGGTGTGTCTTCGAGGTGGACAAACAATTTTTCACCAAATTGACCATTACTCGTCGATTTCATGAGAAAGAAGCTTTCACTTCCGTATTTAAGAGGTGTTTTAAATATAATTTGATTTGAATCCGGTATGATACCTATGAGTTTACCACCCGGTTTCATTCGTCGAGCTATTTCACGGGTAGTTTCTTTAAAGAGTTCTTCACTCGAAAATATGTAGTGAAGTGAAAAATTGTAACACACTACGTCATACTTTCTGTTTGGTGTGGACATAATGTCCCCTAGGTAAAAATTCACTCGCATCTTGAATGTCTTTGCCCTTGATTTGGCTTCATCCAGTGCATCATTGAGTGGTTCACACGCACTGAGATTCACATTACAGTGTTTGTATTTACCGAGATCCCCACCGAAACCACACCCCACATCCAACACGGCATCGCCTTCCCTGCACACTCTCTGTATGAGTTCGCGCTTCTCCGAGTTGTGATGCTTCCGTATGCATTCCATGTAACCGTTTGATATTTTTTCAACACTCGTTTGACTTAGGCATCATTCGTGATAAAGACGAGTCTTTTCTTTATGTGTATGATTTATACATGGTGTGTGGAAT